TTTAGTGACACTAGAGAAGAAGCGATGAAATGTGTAGCTAAAGAGAAATTGGANCAACATCTATATGGNTCAGCACCAAAACCGTTTATTACTATAGGAACATTAACATATGAAATATAAATTTATTCAGTCGCACGTTAAAAATTCCCTGATGTGTACATTATTTTATGTACTCATACGGAGGATTTATGTCTCGAACATACAGAAGAAAAAACTACGAACTCACACAGAACACTTCATGGGATCGTGTTGGTAGGAGAGTATACGGTTTTAACGTTGAACGTGATTTTATTATTCATCATGGCGACAGATACTATTTTTACGAAACGGTATATCGCAGTGCAACAAAGAAAGAGATTCAAGATGAATACAAAATTATTCATACTGACAATCAGAAAAGTAAGTACGATAATCCGCCTTCATGGTTTGTCAGGCTGTATTTCGAAAAGCCATTAAGAAAACATAACAAAAGAGAATTGCATAGATTTATTCGCAACCCTGATTATGAACCAATGTGCGAAAAGAAATCTCGTGATGCACTATGGGATTGGTCTTGAAATATAAAGAGAGAATATGGAAACTATACATCAGGAAGCCAGAGAAGCACTGGATTCATTAGACGACTGCGCGAGACTGGATTGCGGAGTTGATNCCTTTGGTGCGCGTGGGATTCTTGAACGATACATTGATGAAATGGAAAAGAAACTTGCAGAAAGGATAAATGATGATTAAACAAGTGATTGTTTTACGCAAAGATTTAAACATGCGTAAAGGGAAGATGGTTGCTCAAGGTGCACATGCTTCTATTGGTGCAGTCATTGGTGACAGTTATAAGCGCAACGAATGTAAAAGCTTTCTTATTCTGGATTTGGATGGACCAATGAAAGAATGGTTAGGTGGAACGTTCACGAAGATTTGTGTATCGGTTGACAATGAAGCCGAATTATTGGAAATATACAATCGTGCACGAAACGCTAGACTTCGCAACTGTCTGATACAAGACAATGGTTTGACCGAATTCAATGGTGTCAAAACTTATACTGCGGTTGCCATTGGTCCAAATGAAGCTGATGAAATAGACGAAATAACAGGTAATTTACCACTACTTTAGGAAATAAATGAATGAATGATAAAGAATTTATAGTCTGGTTGCAGGGGTTTTTTGATGGNATGAAAACTTCCGATTTGTCTCAAAATCAACGTGACATGATAGACACTATCAGAAAAAAGATAGAATCTTTGAATAAGAAGCCTGATCTATCTTTACCGATAAAACGTGATTTTGGACCTATTGTTCCAGAAAAGCCATGTGCACCAATACCATGGGTGCCGCCCTTTGGCTCAGAGCCGTACAGAAGCCCGAACGTCAATCCTTATGATGAACCTTATCCTGTACCGCAATGGTGGAGAAATCCAAACATGTCGATGATGGGAGTAGCACAAGTTGATAATAGAACTACGATCAGACGTGCAGTTCTCGAAGATGAGGTATAATAAGTGATCAAAAGAATTAACATAGATATGGATGGTGTAGTAGCCGACTTTGACAAGTATTGGGTGGCGCGACACGGTTCAAAGAAAGAATGGAAAGATGAAAATTTCCATAACGACATCCTGAACGAAGGGTTGTTCGCGAATCTTGAAATGATGCCGGGTGCCGAAGAATTACTTGATGAAGTTCGACTAATTAAAAAAGCCTATGGCTGTCAAGTGTATATGCTTACATCGCTTGGATCGACTGATCTTAATGTTGGTCGGGAAGCTGCTACACAAAAGCGCGATTGGTTGATTAAACATGATATTGAATTCATGCCTATCTTTGTTAGTTATCTTGAACAGAAAGGGTATTATGCGGATGCTACTGCTATCCTAATCGATGACAATTCGAGAGCAACGAATGCTTTTATGCAAGGCGGTGGCAAGGCAATTTTGCATGTAAACTCCGATTCAACTATCATTAAATTACGACAACTTATAGAAAGATGACTATGTTAGAAGAGCATGAAAAACTACTGTTTACAGGCGCAAATGATTTTTCTCAGTTCATTGAGAAAATTGCATCAGAAACGAATGATACCTATGTCGATACAGTGTTAAACTACTGCAAAGAGAATTTCCTAGAGCCGGAAGACATAAAATCACTGGTGTCTCAATCTCTTCGAGATAAACTTGAAGTCGAATTTCAAGACTCTCGTATGCTCCCAAAAGGCGCAACTTTATACTAGGTACTCCAATTGACTAGCACACCATATGAAGCTTTTAAATTCTATCTGGCATTGAAAGCACATTTTGGTTCTAATTCTTATGATGTTTTTATCAACAAAGATCATATCAAAACTAGCCTTGATACCTTCAATGCTCGAAGAGACAAAAACCTGTTCTGCAAGATTGCCGACAAGTTTAAAGACCCGCGTGAAATTATTCAATATTTCGTGGCAAACTTTGCCTACGGAAACGAATACTCATTAGTAGACAACCATGTTTCGACTGACAATTATAAATTATGGCTTAAACGAAAGCAGTCAATCACGCGGGTATTTCAGGAAGATATTGACAAGATTTATTTAACAATGCAAAAAAACAACACATCCAAAGAGAGTTTGTTTAATTTTGTTGACGGTGATTTACCTTTGATGTTAAAATTAGTTTTAGGTGGTCATATATCTATTGAAACAATAGTGATAATAAATTCCTTTAACAACATGGTGGATAACTGGAATTCAAGCATTGTTGCCGAATCTAGCATCATTAAGGTCAAGAAACTTGAGAAATTTGTTAAATATGATCATACTAAGATCAGACCAATTTTTGATAACTTTATATCTAAGATAAAATGAGCCAAACCTACAAGAAATTCAAGTCCGATAAATCTGATGAAGTCCGTCATCCAAAGCGCATTCTACGCACGACCGACTATCATCTAGAAGACGATGAATATGCAGACTTCAAAGCATCCGATTTTCGCAAGTTGAATGTCGAAAAAATTCGTGATGCCAACGATGATCGATATGAAAATTATGTCGGGGAACAAGAAGATTTGCGAATGGAAAATTCATTATTGATGCAAGATAATGATCCAGATTGGGATGATAAATTTTCCGATTTGATAGACGAAAATCATTATATTCAGTGAAATTCGTGTTATAATAGATGTAAATCAACTTATCAAAAGTTGGTTTTGTAAGAATTTGGCATGGTGGCAATCANNATGCCANATAAGCAGTAAAATTGAAAATCAATAATTAAAAACACATAAATAATAATAGTGACGTATACGGTCACAAAATGGCGTCCCGCTATACAGGGGCAATAATATTTACAGGAAACAATACGATGGATATCTCTACACTACGTGCAATGCGTAAGTCTGCTGGTACAGATTTTTCTAAAATCACTGGCGCAATCGAAAAACTCAAAAATCCCGAAAGTGGTTCGAAGTCCTTTAAGGATGATCGATTCTGGCGTGCCGAACCTGATAAGGTTGGTAATGCATCAGCGGTTATCCGATTCTTGCCTTTGGTTGAAGGTGATGAATTGCCATGGGTTCGAGTTTTTAGTCACTCGTTTCAAGGTCCGGGTGGAAAATGGTACATTGAAAATTCACTTACTACCATCGGTCTAGAAGACCCTGTTGGTAATTTGAACAACATCCTCTGGAATTCTGGTTCTGAAGCCAACAAGGAAATTGCCCGCGTTCAAAAGCGCAAGCTAAGTTTTATTTCTAATATTCTGGTTGTTTCTGATCCGAAACATCCCGAGAACAACGGCAAGGTATTTCTGTTCAAGTATGGCAAGAAAATCTTTGATAAGATTATGGACAAAGCACGCCCTACTTTCGAGGATGATGAGCCAGTCAATGTATTTGATTTGTGGGAAGGTGCCGATTTCAAGCTGCGTATCAAAAAGAAAGATGGTTACTCGAACTACGATGATTCGGTTTTTTCTGAACCATCTGCAATCGAAGGAACTGATGAAGAATTAGTTGCTATCGTGAATTCTCAAGTCAAACTTGCTGAATTCATCGATCCGAGCCAGTTCAAATCTTTTGATGAACTATCAAAGAAACTTGATTCAGTTCTGAATTCAACAGGTACTAGTCGGTCTGCCGAAGACATGATGAAGAAAGATGCGCCTGAAGAAAAGTCTGTTCCCGCAAAGGAACCTAAGTCAAAGCCAGCAAAAGAGCCTAAATCGGCTCCTATTGACGATAATGATGACGACGCGGCAGCCTTCTTTCAAAAGATGGCAGAAAATTGATAGCATGAAGTAGATAAAGAAAATGCCTCTTTCTAGAGGCATTTTTCATTTTAAGAGAACCATTTAGCAAGATAGCTGCTCAATGATGAATCCGAATTTTTTATTGGTGCNCGGATATTGTTNGTTGTATTTGTAACATTATTCGTGGTTGAAGGGGCTACCACATTCGTACTTGGCATTATAACAGTTCTCTTGCTTTCTTCAGCTTCTTTCGATTTGTTGTATAATGTATTAGAAATGTTGGGTTCGGCAGGTTTTAATGCTTTGTTGAACTCGATATAATCTTCAGTGAACTCTCTCGATTTAAGAGGTCGCTTATCTAAGCCCATTCCTTTTTCAAATTGTCTACGCGCTTCTGCTCTCCCCTCTTTGTCCGGAAACATTCTGGACAATGTAATGTCATGAAACGAAGCATTAGTTTCAGATTGTTCTGGTACAGAACTTGAGAATGCTCCCGCACGACCCGGCATA